TTTAGCGAACCAGCCGGCTAGCTGGAGAGCTCTTTGTAATGAACCGGTTTCTGCCAGCTCTAGGGCATATTGTTTAGACTTTTGTTCGCTGGATAATCCAGTAGTCCAAGGATGAGCATCCGCTTCGGTTCGATAGAGCTCTGTTTTAACGATGTAAACGTCGCACTCTTTAGCGAGCGATTCTTCAAGGACGTGAGTTTTAATCCGGTAATCGGGAAACTTAGTAATAAATTCCTTATAGCGTTCCCATACACCGACGTAGTTATCTAGGAAGGTCGACATCTAATTTCTCCTGTTCGGCTGTTGTTTTTAATGCGTCTAATAGTTGGTCTTTTAGTGAGTAGAAAGTGCCATCGGGCCAGTTCTGAATATCGTTAGCGCACTCCAAACAATAAAACCGAGTAATGCCCCGGCGCTTGGGATGTTCGCTAACTACTTTCCAGTATGCGGGCTTCTTAGCTAGCTGATGTAAATCCCCATTTCTAGCTAAGTGCGCATAGCGCTGTTTACAGTAATCGCAATACTGCGACATATTGGAGTTTCTAAAAAGTGCCAAAGTCGTCCCAGTCTGTATTTCGGAGGAAAGCCAAGATAGAGGCATATCCAATGAGGTCGAGATACGAATCTTCCCTTCCCGGGCTTTCCATAATTCTCGAGAGTTTCGTCGCGATAAAGACCAGCGCCAGTTCAGATGGGTCTCTGAGCTGAACACCGAGGAGCTTCGATAGCTCGTAAATGCGTAATAAATTACTCCTCGGGTCGCCATAGTCGAGGCCCCGTTCGGTAAGCGTATCTCTAGCAAGGTCGAACCACTCACTAATAGACCTTTCGCTCAGCTCGTCCATCTTGTAAGCCCCTTTCGTAACCTTGTCTAAATGCTTTAATCTCTTTCAGCTCGCCTCGATATTGAACGCTCCAGACGATAAATAGAGCGCCTAGGAAAACTATAAACTCATACATAATTTACCTCGACTTCCTTGTCGTAATTTTCTTTCCAGTATTTAACTATTTCATCTCTTGATAAACGACCGCGTTTACGGTGTGGATTATTTTTTCTAATCCGGCTACCTTTAACGAAGTTATAACCATCGCTCCAAGCTCCGGCTAGTTCGTCGTATTTCACTATAGTTTTATCCGGCATATCTGCTCCTCGATTTCTTTGGGAAGTGGCTTTACTGATTCGTGATTTACTACTTCGTATTTAACTCCGTTTATTGTTGAAGGTGGAGCTACGACATAACCTTTATATTTAACGTCGATACCTTGGCTTAATTCACCTTTAACTCTTACATCCTCATTAACTCGGTAGTAGACGTGGAAACCGCCCGGTGTTCTAACTATCCGAGTGTTACTGGCATCCCAGTTAATCGCTCCACCGTTTCTAAAATCGACATCCAAGATAACTAATTTAGAAGCTACCGCCGAGATTCCAAGATTTAGAGTCGGGTCCATCTTGAGCCAGAATCTAACTAGGTCTATTTCTTTCGTAGCTGATAGATGTCCGTTACGAATTAAATCGAAATGAGGTTCTTTACTGTTCGGCTTTACTGGCATTACTGCCCAGCCTTTTGCGATGTATTGAGTCGCGGCTAAAAGAGTCGATTCTGATTCTGTGGTAATCATTATGCGATTCGCTCTACTTGATAAACTTCATTTAATTTTTCTTTTACATAATATTCAAGACCATCTATAACTAATCTAGCGTCTCGAATATGTCCAATTAAATCTAAGTAATTGTCGGCGGTAACGTCCCTTGTCATTACTTTAGTAATTAGGCGAACTAATTTAATTTTTGTGTGTAGGTCTTTCTTTGTCACCTTCATTTTTTTATCTCCCTACCGCCGAGACGTTCGCTCGACGATGGGATAAATCTATTTAATTAAATCTATTTAGACAAGTAGGAGCTCGGCGAGTCGTATATCCAGAAAGCCGACTTCCTTGGTTATGTCGCTGGACCCTGCGAAATCGGTCTTAGTCGGTAATACCCTTTTAACCCACTCTGGAGCCTCTAGGAGCCCTAAATCGAACTGGTAAACACCTTTAGGCGTAGCGTTGATATAAAGGGTCCTAGCGCCCGTTCTAGCCCGTATTTCGGCTAAGTAATCCCATTTCTTCTTCTCAATTAAAAGCCCGTCGTAATGAGTGCGTCGGCATTTCAGCTCGACGTAGGCGTCGTGGGTTACGCCGTCGGCCCGGTCGGTCGCCGATAGTGGCATCAAGTCCGGGTAGATGGTCTTGATAGCCTCGAAGAGCTCAACCTCTCGGGTATAAATTAGACGTCCTCTTCCCCATCTTCCCACCCGATTTTCTTAATCGGGTCGCTAGGGTCGACCACCCAGTCTGGCCAAGAGCTACGGTCCATCGCGAAAGCTAGGGCCGTCCCCTCATCCATCCCGGCATTTCTACAGCTCTTATAGATTTCCTGCGCGGCGATAGCCCAGTAATCTAATTTAGTAGGCGGTTCTTTAGGACGAACCCGGCGCTTGGCCGGCTTCTTTTTAGCGACGCGTTTTCTTGGCGGCACTTGTAGTCCTCTCTCGAAGAGCTGTTTCCACCGCCGATTCTAACTTGTCTAACCTCGAAATTATGGGAAGGTTCTCGAGTTTTATTATGTATCTAAGACCGGCGATTAAGAGCCCGATAGAGCCTAAGACCGACGCAATAAACGCCGCTATCGAGTTCGCATCCAATTACTTCACCTTGCCGTAACGCTCGTAATTAGGGTTGAGCCAGTTAATAACACTAGGCAAGACTGAGGCCAGAGCGGCATTTACAATGGCGGCAATATCCCAGCCCACCGCTAGATAGGTCGCTAGACCCGCCGCTAGAAACGCTTTCGCCCAGCTTTCGAGAGCTTTTACGAAGTCTTTTTTCATTTTGTCTTTCTCCTTCTAGGTCGAACCAGCTCGAGTCGTTATCTCCTAAACTTGTAAAGCTTATGTGAAAGTGTGACCGGTGTGGGTTCGGTCCCTTATACCGGCGACGCTTCCAATTAAGAATCGGAGACATAATCTTTCCGTCATAGATTAAATACTTAATCCGTTTATCTCCGCGCTTAGCTAATTTTCTAAGCTTCTCCACTACTGCGTAAACTTCTTCCGGATGGCTCGCGAAATCAGCCGTTACATCTATCGCCCTAACCCAGCCGTTCTTATCTGGGATATGGTCCGAATTACCTTTCGCTCTATGACGAGCATCGGCTACAGCTCCATCGCTTTTTCTGGAACGGTTCGGGAAATCATCGTCTAGCTGTTCTCTTAATTGAACAGCCGCTTTAGATAATTTCCAAGACATAATTTTTAGGGATTGTGCTAATTTTGCTTTTTAGGTTGAGGACTTGGAAGTAAGGCTTCAATCTCATCGGCGGTTAAACCCAATTTCTCATAAGCGGAGATTTTCGTTGCTCGAATTGTCTCTGCCTCTGCCTTTGCTTGTTCTTTAGCGATACGAGCATTTGCCCAAGATTCAATCGTTGCTTCATATTCCTCTAATGACATTTCAAACACCTCATTATTTATGCCATATTTTAATGTAGGATTTTGTGTTTTTAGTTCCGCGATAATTTCTTCTTTAGTCATTATGAAGTCGCCAATCCATAAACGGAAACTGTTCCGGTTATATTAGATGAGGATGATTTAAGCAAAAAGCCGGTGTAAGTTCTAGCTACGGAACACCAAGCATAACTAAATTCAAAAACTCCAGCGTAGGCGCAATTCACCTGAGCATAGGCATTAGGTCTTTGAGATGATTGTCCGACTTGGTAGAAATCGATTGTTCCAACTGTTGGTTCTGCTCCTGAACCTATTTGGTCTATTATTTTCATCTCTGATGTATTATTCATACTATCCGCAGTTATAGAGCCAACATAAATGAGATAATAACGAGGACCATAATAGTTCGTAGTTTGAGTGGTCGGCCCTGCATATCTAAACTGCATTTGTAAATCATCAGTTCCCGTTGCGCCGTTAATATTCTCAATTACTACTCGATAAGCTTTATAGGTGGAAGTAAAGACATCATCAAAAGCCTGGGAAGCAACATTTGAAAAAGTAGTTCGGCTAATAAAATTCAAAGCGCCACCACCAGCAGCAGCCGCCCACTTTAATCCAAGCGTTTCATTGGAATCGGCTGTTAGGACTGTTCCGTCTGCCCCGACTGGGATTCGAGCATCGGCGGTTGAATAACCGAATAAATCACCCTTAGTCGTTAGCGGTGTCTGGTCTGTTGGAGTGACCCAAGTAAAATCTAAATCGTTTCCGGAAGTTTTAGATAATACTTGTCCGGTTGTTCCACCCTTAAGGTCGGCTAAATCGGTGTCGACCGCTTGGCCGAACACCTCAAAATCAGCCGGTAAATCTTTAACTAAATCTGTGTTCGTTGGCATCTGCCAGCCGAAATTAGAAGTCGGGTTAGCCATTGTTCTCCTTTAAGCTACTATTGTAGCGTTCTCCCAGTCTAAAGTAGGGTTAATCGTATTCCATAATTCCGCCGGTGGGACCGAGTTCCATCGGAAAGCTTGTAGAGAATATGAGATAGGACTTAGATTCAGGGTTAAATCTAATCGGCCTAAAGAAGCGCTCCAAGTCCAGCCCTCGACGAATCCTTGAAAAGCTCCGGAAGTCATATTAAGCGGTAGGTTAATTATGTTAAGAGCTGTTCCCATTGAAACACCTAATAAAGCATCCCGGTCGGTATCGTCGATTTCTGGGGAGCCGAGCGGAAACGTAATCTGTCGTAACGCGTATTGAGGATAGGCTCGTAGGCTGAGATAGAAAGCCGCTTGAGCTGTAGCGTCTCCGGCATTTTTTAAGAAAGTCCGGATAGTGGTAGCTAACTCGCCATATAAGGCAATAGAAGCCGCGTCCTCATCTGTAACGCTGGAATTCCCCGAAGTCGTATAACTAATCGTAATACTGTTACGAACGTCTCCCGCTCGCTTTTGTATAGATAATCCTCGCCCGATGGCGTGATGGCCGTCTAAATCGACGTAACCGTTCGTCGCTAAATATTGACCGCGATGAGTGCTATCGGCGTAACCGATGCGACCCTCATTATCCTCGTAAAGATAACCTAGTCCGGAAGTAGCTAACGCCGAAACTATGTTATAAACAGTATCGTTTAAGTTTGACTGGCTATCTAAGTCATAATCGCCGGGACGGTCGATTTCGCCTAATCCAGTATTAGCCGCGTCTTGCCATTGAACAGTAGGGTCGTAACTTGTCCAAGTCACACCGCCGGGGACTTCTTGCCATTGGTCGAATAAGACGGTTTCTAAAACTGCGTAAATCTGGTCGCCGTCTTGGTCGCTTGAAAGATTACCCTCGAAGATGGCTCTCGATAATCGGGCGAGGGCTCCTACTGCGATTATGTTAACTCTTTGACTTACAGCCGAAGAGCCAGAGCTTTCGACGCTGATTTTTACATCTGTAATAAATCCGCCGAATAATTGAACGAAGGTCCCCGAGCTATCTTTTACTTCGACCGTTACCGTTTCGTTTACTTCGTAGGGAACCTGAGACTGTTCCGTTTCAAGTAAAGTTAAATTACAGTAACCCGCGATAGGTTGCGAATAAATGTCGGTCCGACCGCTAGTAATCGTTAATCCGCTAAGAGTTACATCTGTAACGGTAATTCCGTTTACTTTAACGCGATACTCGGGGATAAAGACCGTCATAAGACTAACTGGCTTCCGCCACCGCCGGTCCTAGCTTGTGTCGAATTTAGGGCGTCGACTATAACTCGACTAAATCCGTTTTCGTCGATAATGCTCGGAGCATTTACGTTAATCGTTATTCCAGCTTCTCGAGCTCTAAATTCTGCGACACTCTGAGAACGAGCGGAAGCCGCTACTCCGTAGTTAATCGCATCGCCACTCTCGAAAGCTCTAAACGTTGCTACGCTAGCTAGGGTCGGTCTTAAATCGTCGATAGTCTCTTTTAATTTTTCTGTAGCCTTCTTAGTGTTATAGGCGGCCTCTTTAATGGCCCCGCCGGTCGACCCACCAGCACCGGCTCCAGCGCCGGTAGTTCCGCCACCGGTAACGACACCGCCGCCCGTTTTAGCTCCACCCCCGGTCGATGTTCCGCCGCCTATGGTTCCACCGCCAAAAGGTAACTCGATGCGAGGTTGAGCTGTAGTTACAGCACCGCCGCCAAGTTTAGGAATCTGAGAAATATCCTTAAAAGGTAATTTATTATAAGCGGCGATAACTTTGTTAATACCGTCGATGGCTAGGTTAATTAGATTCTTAATGGCTTGTAAAGCTTTATCTATTATCGAGACGATGTTACCTATCAAGCTTGAGAGAAAGCCTAAAACCGGGCTAGCTACTTTAATGATTCCGCTAAGAGCTATTCCAATTCCTTCGATAGCCAGTATAACTCTCGCTCCAATATAGGGGACGAAATAATCCTTAAAGAAGTTCCAGATTACTTTAACCGCGTCTAGGACTTGCCGGAAGTTTCCTTCGTTAACTCGGATAGCGTCGGACACTCTGTCGAAGGCTCGTTGTAGAGCTTCGATAATCGGGTTAAGTCTTTCGCGAACTTCCGCGACTACTTCTTTAACTCTTTCAATTAAACCGGGTCTACCTTCGGTTCCGCCGAAAGCCGCCGCGACTTTTTCAATTACTGGTAAGAAATGAAGATTAAAAAGTTCTACGACGCGCTGAGCTATTGGTAATAAAGCTGTTCCGAGAACTATCTTAGCTTCTTCAATTCGAGCCGATAAGATTCTTTGGCTGTTAGCTAATCCGTCGCTAGTTCTAGCGAAATCTCCTTGAGCGTCTTTAGTCTGTTCAAGAACGACTTTGTGAGCGGCTAGGACTTTTTGTTGCGCGGTAAGTGTCCCAGTCCCGGAGTAAATGCCCATCTCCATAGCTTTAGCTTTTAAGGTGGCATCGTTGAGCATCACACCATAAGCTCGAATAGGCTCAGACTCACCGCGTAGCGCCGCACCTAAAGCGTTAATAGCTTGGTCGACTGAGGTGTTATTAAATGAAGCTAGGTCGGAAGCAAGCTGGACGAACTCGATAGAGAACTTACTTAAATCGTCCCCAGCTAGACCGGCAGACTTTCCGAACGTTGCGAAAGTGGCCGCCGCGTTCATCGCTTGAGTTCTAGTCTGACCTAAAGACTTAGCGGCTTGAGCTCCGAAAGCTTCTATATCTTTCGCTACATCGCCGAAAATGACGCCGACTTTAGAAGTGGTCTCGGCTAAATCTGATGCGGCCGCGATAGCTTCTTTACCTATCTTTACCGCCATCGCTCCGGCGGCCGCTCCTACTGCCGCTAGTGCTAAAGCCGCTTTCTTTCCGAACTCGGCTAGCTTTCCGCCGAATCCTTGGATTTCTTTATCAGCTCCGGCCAGATTCTTTTTAAGGTTATCTATGTCGGCCAGAATAGATAACTTAAGCGTTCTATTACCGGCCATTACTTATCCCACTCCTTAGCAACTTGAGAGAAAGCTTCTTCCCACTTTCGGATAATTGTAGGCTGTATGTCTCTTAAAGTAGGCCAGATAAAATAACCAGTCGAACCTTTAGTTCCGGCAAAATTAGGAGTTCTCGGTAGAAAGTGTCTAACGTATTTAGCACCGAACTCGACACCGGCCAAGATACCTTTCGTCGGTGTATCGCCCTCTCTTAATTGAGTAGTAGCGCCACCAGAAAATTTCTGAGAAGCAAAACCGAAACTAAACTCTCCGACGGTTGAGCTTTTAGAAATCTTTACACCGTCAGAAATGCGAGTCGCTTGTTTAGGTCTAGGTGTCTGACGAGCGGCGGCTTTGATTTCATTAGTCGCATAATCCACTAATCCGCCCGTTACTTCTCGAGCTTGAGCTATAGCTTCATCGCCCATTTTTCGGATTACTCCGGCGATTTTACGAATCTCTTTCGCGTCGTATTGGATAACGCGTTGGTCGTCAACTGCCATTACGTTTCTCCAATATCTCAAGCGCGGTTAATACATCCTCGGCCGTTTCCCACTCTTGCGGCGGGATGCCGGTAGCTACTGCGAGCTCTACTAGAACTCGGCTTAGGCTTCCGGCTCTGTGGCTTTTGGGTTGGATTCACCGGTAGAAATATCGCTTACGGTGTCTTGCCAGACCTCGAACGGTTTAACGGGTTTCCCGGCTTTCTCGCGTTTCATAGCGTTATAAGCTAGAAACATAAGGTCCCAGATTCCCATTTTTTCTACCGCGTCGGCGATAGTTTTACCGGTGCTCTTTTCCCACTTAGACCACTCCGGCGGCTGAGCTACATAAGTAGCCTCGTCGCCGTTGTTATATGTAATTGTGATTTCTAATTTCATAGCTCCCGATTCCCCGATTTCTCTTAGCTAAATGTCTCTGTAGGTGTTCCTACTACCGTCATCGTCCAAGTGTCGGTAAGCGCTCCGGGAGCGGCTCCACCGGCAGACGGGAAGATAGGAAGAACGTTAAAAGCGAATACTGCGCCGGTGTTGGCGGTGAAAGATACCGCTAGCGCTGTGTTCGGTGTAGCCTCAGCATCGGCCCACATCGCCTCAAATAGAGAGCTTGCGGCTCCCCAGTCTTGAAGTAGTTCGATGGTAAAGGTCCATTGTTTGTCGGTGCTCGCGTAAGCGCGACCGTCGAGAGTTTGATAAGTCTCGATAATCGTCTCACAAGATAAAGTCGCGCTGGTCGCTTGTGCGTCATAGCTAACCGCGTCAAGCGTAAAGGTGACATCGCGACCGGTAATAATTGTCGTTGCCATTTATTCTCCTTAAGAAGTCTGCTCGTAGCGAACGCTCAAGCGGATGTCGGAAACGAGTAGTGTATTCGCTCCGACTTGAGTTATCGTCGGTCTTTCGACTTGTGATAGCTCATACTTGGACGCCGTTAAAGCGCCAAGAATACTAATAACTAACTTCTCTAAATTATCCAGAGAAGCGGGATTAGAAAGATAAGCGACACAAGCGCTAATCTGTAAATTTACTTTCATCCTCGTAGTGTTCTTACCGATTACCTCTAACTCGAGATACGGTGAATCCGGGACTACGACTACGGCCGGGACTATGGGTGATTCTGGAACGTGGTCGTAAACGTTAGCCGCGATACCAGCTAAAGCGGTCTTAAGTGCGCCGCGAACATCCTCAGCTATCGAGCTCATCCACACATCGTCTCTACGTCGATGTATTTACCGAGTAATCCAGAGACGCGATTAAAGAGGGAGCGACCTAACCGGAAAGGTGAGACGGTGAAGTCGACTCCCTCGATATTACCGCCTGATGCGGTCCTCGCTTGGAAGATTTCGGTAGCGACTGCCAAAACAGCAGACTCGACGTTAGCATTTCCGACATAAGTGGAAGCTCCAGAGAGCGTAGCCACTCCGGACGGGATAACGTTTCTTTCAAGAATATCTGCGTTAGTAATAGCGACGGTGAATACATAATCGCTTATCTTATCGTCTGTTACGGTATGCGTTCCGTTAAACGGTGAACCACAGCCAGTTATTACGACCGACTGGCCTTCGGTGAATTCGTGGATGGTCGCCGTAGTGAAATAGGCGATGTTATCTTCTAGCATTACTTTATTAACGTCCGATGAGAAAGTTACAAGCATCGGGAGAATTACGTTTTCGCTAGCGTCTATTAAATCATTTAGATAAGCGTCATTATAAAGAGAAGATGAAACGCCGAGAATAGCCCTTAGCTCTGAGGCGGTAACTATGCTCGGCATTTCATATCTCCATTTCTTTAGGTGAGAAGCCAGCTCGGGAGCGGACTGGCCCTCACTACTTACTAAGCGTTGTTGAAGCGGAACGCGCCCTCGGCGAGTTTCGGAGCGATGGCGTAGTAGCCATAGATTCCGACCTCTACCTGACCAGTCGCAACGATATTAGTGCGAAGCTGTAATGGAGCGGCTGATTCGTAGAAGGTGTAAGTATCGCGACTTACGACGATTACTGACGAATCTCCATCTGTTAGACCAGAGTTAGGAGTTACATATACAGGAAGTCCGTAGATGTTTCCTACTGCGTCCGTTGGAGTCAACTGACCGGTTGGGTTAGAAGGTGAACCGGCAACATTGAAGATGTTTCGCTTGGAGCTATCGGTTAGACCGACGAACTTACCCCATTGGTCCGGAGACATAACTATTCCGGTCGGATAGCGCTTGGTGTTCTTGTAAATTGAAGTGGCGGCGCGAGAAACGAATCCAGCGAGCTCGTCACCATCCCAAGGCTGGGTAATTGTGGTGGAATCAAGAGTTCCATTGTTAATGAGTGCGTCATACATCGCCTCATCTGTAGAAGCGGCATACGCCTCAGCCATAAGGCTTAACAACTCGGTAAAGAAGCTCGGACTCGTGCGGTCTAGGACTTCGACGTCGAATTTTTGCATACCTGCCGCTTTCTTTACAGAAACGCTTAGGTATTCGATTTCGCCTTGAGTATCTGAGAAAGCGCCTTTTTCTGCGACTGACTTTCCTACTGTTGGCATTGTCTTTACTCGAGGAATCTCGAAAGTAAGTCCTGCGGCTGGGAGTGCGGCTGTTGAAACTGCCGCGATAGTTGGTCTAGCGATAGTTCCCTTACCGTTGATAATTTGAGATAGCTGAGGAGTCGGAACGAGACCGGCCCACTCTGTTGAGGTTCCGTCCGATGCGGCGGCGATGTAAAGCTTAGAGTTCTCATCGCCAAGAGTTGCTCGGACTGAGTGTTCAAGATAAGAGGCCGCATCTACTACGGGAGTGCGGACTCGCTGAGAGCTGAAAACAGGCGCGTTAGCCTTAACTTCGCTCTTAGTAGCTTCTACCGTTTCTTCTACGGTAGGAGCCGAGACGGTAGTGTCTGACACTTTTTCTCCTTCGGTTGGTTGCTCTGTTTCGACGGTCGCCGAATCAGAATCTTTTTTCTCTTCATTTTCGCTCGCGGCTACTTCACTAACGCGAGCTGAGTCGATAGCTGGGTCTGTTACTAAAGAAACTTCGTCTAATACAGCGCTCGAGATTTTCATAACGCCATTATCGTTAGACCACTCGTTAATCATAGCTCCGACTGAGAATCCATCTCGTAAGCCTTCTACAGCTTCTACGAGAGCATCTTCTCCGGACATAGTGTTAGCTATCTTAAAAGTTGCTTCGATTCCGCTTTCTGTTGCGGTGTGTTTAATCATCTTACCGATAGGACGAGTCCGGTCGTGCTCGAGAAGCAACTTAACCGGCTTAACGTCTATCGAGTTCTCGGCGAAAACGGTAGGACCTACAGAGGTGTTACCTTTTTCGTTCCAAGTGACGATAGTTCCAGTAATCGTTCTCTTAACAGTATCGGCCGCCGTAATGGTAATTGGGTAATTTACCTTCATCGGATTAGGTCCTCTGCTACTTGTATCTGCTCGACACTCATCGCGCCGATAGTGTTTAGTATCTGGTAGACCTGCGCTCTTTCTAGCGGATTACCGCGTAAGAAATCGTCTAGGTCGAATCGCACCTCTTGATTTTGAGGGACGAAATCTGGCATTGAGAGCCGCTTCTCTAGGCTCATCAAGATAGGACGTAAGCTAAAATCTACAAGACTACGACGCTCAGAAATAGAGTTCGAGTAAGTCATAGAAGTTTGTTCGGCGCTCAAGAAGTAAGCCGGAATACCACAGGCCCTCGCGAGCTCCAGCGCGACGTATTGTCTGCCCTCTGTGAGCTGGAGTGACTTAGGGTCGAATCCGATTTCTTTAATGTCTACATCCGCATTAAGGAAAGCTGTTCCTCTTTGTTGACGCGCTGTTCTCCAAGCATTAAGAAGCGCTTGAATTCTTTCGGCTGGAAGATTAGTTCCAGTAGATTTTAACGCTAACGATGGAACAGGGTCCTTAGCATAATTTAGAGCGGCGTTCTCAAGATAAACAGCCGCATTAATTGTCTTTCCTGCGCGATGTAATAATCCTTCATCGTATCCATCGAATCTAATAATCGAACCTACGCCGTTAGGTGGTGTAGTTACTCCGTCGATTCTGTAACCGATAATCTCTACGCCTTTAGCGTCGGTATCGACCGTTACTCTATCTGGAGCTACGCGAGTCCATCCGCGAACCTTGCCGCCATCTGTTACCGAATACATATCGGTAACGACTCCATAACCTACGCCGTATAGCCAAATATCTTCCGCTAGCCAAGTGTAGATAAGAGAACCCGGGACTCTTACATCGGGTTGATTTATAACTCTTAGCGGTTCGACGTGAGCCCCGGTTAACTTATTGTATTGCTCCAAGGGTAAAGAGCCGATAGTTCCGCATATGATATTTCTAGCGCGACTAACGCTCGGGACACTAAGAGCTATCTGTCGAGTCGTAGTGGTAGAACCGCCGAGAATCGTATAAAAATTATCCGCTATCTGAATAGGTGTCGAAGCCGCTTCTACATCCGAAGTCCTAGCGGGAGAAACGTTCGGGAAAAAGAAATCTCTAATAGCGCCCATTACATCGCATTATAGAGGTAATTCCCTACGCGACGATGATGTCTATGCCGTCGTTAGGCTGTGTCGCATAATGACTAGCTAGAGCGGCCGCCACACATCCGGTTATAACTGCCGCCGAAACTTTACGTCCGAATACCCAGCCGCCGTCTCCAAAATTAAGTCGGACCGCCGATAGACAATGGTTCGTTAGTTCGTCTTGGTTACTGTGAGCTAGTCGGCCACTAGAGATGGCACTTAAAAACTCGTCGCAACTCTGGGCGTAGGGAGCTCCGTCAATAGGCTCGCAAGGTAGACCGGCTGGAACTAATCGAGCGGCTACCGCGCTAGCTGTTCGCGCCGAGTAAGCGATTTTTATAACCGGGAACTTTCTATACCAGTCGGCTATATCGTTAGCTATTAACTTATCCGATAGATAGCCAGGGTTAGTCCAAGTCTGGAGAAGCTGAACTTGGAACCGGTCTTTGTCGACTCGCTGACTCGCAACTAGCGCGGCGTGTCGCCTATCCGGAGAAAGGTCCACCGCTAGCCAAGTGTCTTTATTTTCATCCAGTCTTAATCCATCGACGCCACAATTAGCCCAGACGGTCGGCTGGATAACGGGGTTAATGGTCGCCACCCATTGACATAAAACCTCGGTCCTAATTATGTCCTCTGGGTCGTTCATAACCGCTCGGATATTGTCCGGGCTAATAGTGTGACCGAGAGATGGGTTAGCTTGAGCTACACCTTCCCAGAATTTAGCCGAGCCATCTATCTTTATCTCCGGCGGTGCGGACCACTCCCACCATCCTAAAGACTTATCGTCGGTAAGCATCGAAGCTAAAGCCCGTTCTCGCATTTTGTTTAGAACGATAGAGTGTTGACTGCCGGCGTTACTGAATAAGAAGGCTTGAGGATTAGAAGAGCTCATCTGAGTAAATCGAAGGGAGCTCCAGACTTCCTCGTCGTAATATTCTCTAGCTTCGTCGAGAAAAATACTATCGGGCGCGCTAATTCCTCTAGTAGCTGAGTTAGAAGCTCTTACAAGGTATCTACGACCCTCTGTGAACTGTAACTCTTGAAATCCGCGAGCTTCTAGCTTCTTTGTGAGCTGGGATTCGAGTTCCGGATGTTCTTGGATTATCCCTAGGATTTTGTAAAAGATTTCAGCCGAGGTAGTTAACTTGTGAGCCGTGTGGACCTGTAATTTCTGTTTTAATCCGAAGATTCTCCATAGAATCTGCCAAGCCATAAACTCAGACTTACCGTTTTGACGACTAATTAAGACTGTATGAACCGGCGTCTCGAACTTACCGTCTGGTTTAGTTCGTAGCACTTGTTCCCCTAACCACTCTTGCCAAGGCATCAAATCGCGACCATATTTAGAGCAAAACGCGGCGAAATCAGAGCCTAGAGAGGGACTTTCGCTTACTTTTGTGTGAATTCGGGGTTTTGTCACACCAAGGTAAGCCGACTTAGCCCGAGTAGAAACGATGTCGGCCGGTTTACTCCCAGCGTTTACCAGCTCAAGCATAATGGACCCGAGAGCTCCCATTTTCAGGGATAAAATTCCCTAG